GTGCCCAGCTCGCCGTTGGATTCGTAGTAGCAGGTTCCGCTCTCGTTGTTTTCGCCGGCCAGAACCATGGTGTGGACGGTGGCCGTCTCGCCGATCGTCAGGGTGCCGTTGATCTGGGTGATTGTGCCGGCAATGTTTCCGTTCAGCACGACCGTCGAATCCTGGGCGTTGACCGTGGTGATCGCCCCCTCGCTGGTCAGTGTTCCGTCGGTGACGTTGAACGTCAAAGCGGTGCCGGCAATCGTCACTGTGCCGCCGCTCTGGTTCACCGTCGTGACCGTGCTCTCCAGCGTCAACGTGCCCTCGGTCATGTCGACGGTCGTGGCCACGGCGCCGGCCACGGTCAGCGTGCCCGTGTAGAGGTCGATCGCATTGACCGTGCTGTCCATACTGAGGGTCCCGCCGGTCATCGCCACGTCGCCCGAGACGGCGCCGGTTACGGTGGCCGTCCCGCCGCTCTGGGTGATGGAGTCCGCGGTGCTGTCGAGCGTGACGGTGCCGCCCTTGATAGTCACCGCCTTGACTGCACAGTACGCGGTGAACGTGCCCGCCTCGACGGTGATCGTGCCGCCGGCCTGGTGCGTGACGCCGGAGCCCAGCACCGTCTTGCTGGCGGTGCCCTCCTGGGTGAACGTCAGGAACGTCGACACCTCCCCGGCAAAGAACGCCACGCCCACGTCGCCGCCGTAGTTGTTCAGGACGTTGGTGGCGTGGATGGCCAGAACGAGCATACAGGGGATGCCCGTCTCGGCGCGGGTGCCCGTCTTGTAGAGGTTGATCGTGCTGGCCGTCGTGTCCCCGTCCCACTTGATCCGCCCGCTGCCGGCCCCGCCGCCCAGGCCGACGTTGACCGTGGTCGAGCCCATCTTCAGGTAGGTGGTCTTGTACTCAGGGTATCCGAGGCCGTCGTCTTCGTTGTAGTTCGGCAGGCCGATCGTGCCGGTGAACGTCGAATCAACATTTACCGCTGTCATGTCTAGGGCATTCTGATCGAGCCCGTAGAGAATGTCGCTGGACGAATTGGCAATAAAGACGGTATCGCCGCCCGCTGCGGGCACCTCGCCCACCCCGTCGGCGTCGTGGTCAGACCAGTTATCAACGTCGGCCCAGACCGATGGCCCCGAGTTGGCCGTCGTGATGGCATCAGCCAATGTCTGCGTATCGGCGCCGCCCCCGTCGACGGCAGTCGTGGTGACCGAAAACTCGGTCCCCGCCGTATCGGCCGTCAGACTTACGTGAGTTGTTCCGACGTCGGCCGCCGTGACTGTTTTGTGTTCGTGTTCGGTCGATGCGTTCCACGCCGCCACCAGTCCGGCGACCGCGTTAGGCACGCCTGCGGCCGTGGCCGTAAACGTGACGATCTTACGGCCCATGATGATTGAGAAGATGTCGGTATCTTCCACGTTGGCCGGCGTCTCGCTGCGGACCATCGCCACGGCCTCCGCGTAGCCAAGCCATTCACAAGTCGCCATCGCATCACCCCTTAATCAAATAGTTGAAGCGCTCCGAAGTTGCGCCATCGGAACAATCGAAACTCCAGCCAATGGTAGGTGCCGACCCCCGCACGCTTTCCCTGCACCGTGATAGGATACTTGTCCATAAAGGTGACCCCCTGGTCATCCTTCGGAAGGGTCACCACTCCGTTGTCGTTGACGTAGACGTCCGAAACGTTCAGGACCTTGAACGGTATCCACTTGAGCGGGTTCACGAGAATCGAACACGATACGCGCCAATACCAGATGCCGTATTCACGCATAGGCGTTGCCGACACCGAGTCCAACAGCCCTTCGCCCTTCTCGATCACACCCAAGTCACCGACCTGGTACTGGGCGGAATTGACGCTCGGCACGTACAGCTTCAGGTCGTCAATCGTGATGCTGGCAAAGTTCTTTGTGACGTCGATACGCAAGTGCATGTAGGGAATCGGGAATGGATCGAACGGTTTCTTGAACGGCACGTTCACAAACGGCTTCTCGTCCGAGTCGTGCGGAAGATACATTTCCGCGCGCTCGGTAGACAGCGTGACGACCGGTGCCCGTAGCGTCGGGATCGTCTCGGGTTCCAGCTCATTAAGCGGCCAGTTGCTCAGCGCCGAGTCGTAGGTTGCGCGTACCCGCCAGACCTTTTCCGCGTCCGGGTCTTGCTCCGGACTTACTTGCGTACAAACGCATCCCGGGTAGTCGGGGTTCGTGGAACCCAGCGTCACGCCGATCTTGCTCAGGACACTCTGGCCGGTGGTCGCGCCCGTCGAGATAACCGTCCACGTATGGGTGTAGCGATCCTTGGGCCCGGGCAACTTTTCAGGCCCCGTCTTGCCGCCGTAGCTGTCCTTGACAGTGAGCGCCATGGCTACAGGTTCACCGGTTGAGGTGTCTCTAGTTTCTTGATCGCCGCGTTTATTTCCCGCAAGACCTTCAGGGATTTCTGCATTTCCTTGAGTGTCGGATCGCCGCGCCCCTGCATCAAGCGGGCCGCCTCCAGGCTGCCGAAGGCCGGGCCGATCGTTCTCGCGTCAGGTTTCCGACTCTCGATGTCCAGCTTCGCCTTGGTCAACTTCCCCGCCCAGGGGTCAAACATATTGCCTTTCACCATTGACCCGAGGGACTTTGCGAGCCAGTCGCCGCCCGCCCTGCCTAGCTCCTGCCTGGTACTTCTCCGATTGAACGCATTGATTAGCCTTCCTTGCCCCACCTGCACTGCATCAGCGATTTGCTTGCTGAGTGCTACGTGGGCCGAAGCCGGAGGGAGCGTCGGTGCAGGGGGCGGCTTGAGGGAGCCGCCGAACTTGTTTCTGCCCCACGGTTTCCGAGCGGGTTCGATCCCGAGCGCTCTATTTAGTTCGTCAATAAAACGCTTCTGGGAGTGCAACTGTTTTTGGTGATGCGTCGCCATGGCATCGTGGCCCAGCACGTCGCCGACTCCCATCGCCGCCCGATTGATTTCGGCAGTAAATTGATTTGCGTACTTCGTCAGGTGGAGTGGAATCTTCGCGAATCCCTCTAGGCCCGCGAAAATCGAAGGCCCGGTTGCCGCGGCCACCTTCCCGGCGGCCAGACCGGCGCGAGCCTTCAATCGCGTTATCTGATCATTCAGCTTCTCGATTTTCGCGATGTCCCCTGTGCTGACCGCGCCGCCCAATGCCTTCAGGTCCTTGGCCGCCTGTTGCAACGTCGCACTGCCGCCCTCCAGGGTTTGCAGGAGCGATACACCCTCCGAGTCAAACAACTTGAACGCCAGGCGAACCTTGTCGGCCTGGTTTGTCACCTTCTCCAGGGCATCGGCGATTTCCGCCAGGGCCTTGTCCGGCGCCATCGCGGCGAGCTTGCGAGCATCGAGCCCGAGTTCCTTGATCGCCTTCACCGACTCGCCGGTGCCCCCCGCCGCTTCCGCCAGCCGCCGCGTCATGCGCTGCAGGGCCATGTTCATCGTCGAGATGCCTACGCCCGACAGCTTGGCCGCGTGATGAAGCTCTTGCAGACGCTCGGCCTGAATGCCCAGGCGCCGTGAGGTCTTTGCCACGGTATCAAGTACAGCCATCTGGGACTTCACGAAGTACCCGATGGCCGCCACCCCAAAGGCACCGGCGAGCTTGCTCTTGAGACCGCCGAGCGCGCTACCCGTCTTCGCGACGCCCTTGCGGAATGTCCCGAGGTCCTTGCCCGCGCCGCGCATGCCGCTCTTAAATTGCTTGGTGTGCGCGACCAGTTGCACGGACAGTTTACCTACGGTTGTCGCCACGCTCCTGCTCCCGTTGCTTCCTGCTTTCCTGCGCCTCGCGGTGACGCCGCGCGATGCGTTCGATCACCGCTTTCATCTCTTCCTTCGATTGCCCGCCGCCCCCGTCGCGGCGGTCCCCGAACATCACGAACTGCTCGGCCGACGGCGGGCCCTTCTTGCCCGAGTGCGGCGCCAGGCAGGCCGACGCCACCACGCCGGCCCGCAGGTCCTTTCGGTACTCACCCCACGGCGAGATCCGGTAGTCGGCTTCCCACTCCCGCAACTGTGCGGCCGTCATGTCGCGGTACATTACCACTCGCGACGGGTAACCCAGCGTGCGAGCCAAGAGCAGGTGGAACCTCAGCCTTGGCTCGCGCTTTAGTTTTTTTCCTCTTGCTCCGTCTTCTCGACCTTCTCGGCCTCCCCCGGGTCGAACTCGTGCTTGCACTTCGGGCACACCACCAGCGTTTGTCCTACCCCGTTGTGTTTGTCACTGGCCTCGACGATCGCCTTGAGCATCGCCGGGTTCTTGCGGGCGAGCGATGCGGCGTCCCGCTCGAATTGTTCGGTGTCATCGCCAGTATCCGGGCACATGCGGTTGCCCGATTCGTCGCACAGGTAGAACGCCACCAGGTGCCCCGCGACGTCCGGGGCGTCATCGTCGGTCAGCTTGGGGATCCGCATTTCCAAATCGTGGGCCGTCAGCGTCCGCACGAAGACGTGCTCGCCCGGCGCCCACTCGTCCAGCTCGACCTTGCAGGTCGGCAGGTCCTCCAGCCCCAGTAGGGCCTGTTTAGTCAGCATCGTTGGTTCCTTTACGCGGCCGTAGGCCGAATGGATATCACGGTGGTCTTTGCGCCCCCTTCGCCGCCGCCGGCACGGACGCCGACCACCACGGCATTGGTAAACGTGCCCAATGAGCCGCCGTCGTTCCACGCGACCGTGGGGACCGCTTCGTCCCCGATGGCAAGCGTCGTGGTGCCCACGATCTCCCATTCCAGGGACTCATCGGGGATGCCCGGCTCGAACGTGTGCTCGGTATCGGCCGCTCCGGTTACGTCGGCCTCGGCTACCGAGGCGTCGTAGCTTATCGACACCAGCGGCGTCTGATCGGCGTCAGCCCACAGTACCGTTGATCCGTTAAATCCATCGTCTGACATAATTGGCCCCTTTCTTAGCTGGTGCTCTGGCCCTTGCGTTTGAAACTCAACGAACTCTCGATAGGCCCATCAAGCCGGCCGCTTACGGAAATGGAAGAGCAAAAACAGGCATCGGCCAGCGTGCCTTCGGTGCCGTCGTCAGGCCAGGCTACGGTTACCGCGTCGCCCTCGGCTCCGATCGTCACAACCGCCGGGCAACCCTTCACGTCGCAACTCACCGTATAGTCGGCGATGCCCGCCTCATAGTTTTTCGTTGCATCGGGCGAGCCCGAGACATCCACCTCCGCGCCCGTAATGTCCTCGCTGATATTCGTCAGCGGGCCGATCTCATCCGCGACACCGGCACCCGCTGGGTCCCACGTCAGCGTCGCTCCATTAAACCCGTCGCCTAAGTCAGCCATAGCGTGTCTCCCTTAGCTTGCCGCGTACTGAACAATGTATTCCTGTATCACGACGTAATCCCGGGCGTCCTGCCCCTCGTGCTCCGGCTCCGGCGCGTCGTAGTCGCCGGCCGGGTTGCATTGGTCGATCGTCGGCGTCCCGTCCGCATCGGTCCACCCGGCCAGGGCCGTTTGCACCGCCGCCGCCAATGCCTTCGCGCCCGGGTAGGTGCTGGCAATCGAGTTGATTTGCATCCGTGCCCAGGCCACGTTGACGCTCCCGGTCGAACAGCCGGGCCGGTCGGTGCCCACGCGCGCGAAGGTGATCGCCGGCAGCGCCGAACTCTGGTAACGCTGAACCGGGTAGATCCGCGTCGACACCAGGTCGGTCACCGCCGTGGTCGCCGCCAGCTTCGCGTATAGGCGTGTCTCAGGCACGGTATTTCCGCTTCCCTTTGGTGGCCTCGGCAATAGTGCCGTTCCAGAGGTATCGCGTGATGATCCCCTCGGCCTGCCGCTTGTGCGCCTCGAATGCCGGACGCATGAACGGATAGGCCGGCGCGCTGCCCCGTGGCCCGGTGTGGCCGCCTTCAAGTAGGTGCGCGTACTTCGCCGGGTTGATGTAGCGCAGCTTCGCGCCGCCGGCCTCCATCTCGCCCGCCTTCTTCTTTCCGATGAAACGGAATGCGCCCTTCTTCGTGACACGCACCGCGCGCCTCTGGCTCTTCGGACCGATGACCAGAACAAACGTGGAACCCCTGTTGTACGTCTTCCGCTTGATGATAATGCTCTTGGCCAGCAGCCCCGTCAGGCGATGCGCTTGCGCGTTCCGGACGATGGCTGCCTTGATCGGCGACGCCCCGGCGTTCATCGCCTTGGCCAGCACCTTGCGCTGAATCTTGCCGGGCAGGTCAGCCAGCATGCGCAGCAGTTCCTTGTCCCCGGTCAGGTCAATCTGATTCCAGCGAATCGCTGGCAGTGGGTTGCTTCCGAATCCCATCAGACTTGCTCCGCGCACGTCAGCAGAAGCTCGATGTGCCGTTCGTCCGGGTCGATCGGCGGCCCGGTCAGGTATAGGTAGCGGCCATCGTGCAGGACCCGCATGGCCGCCGTGACGCCCGACGTGTAGCGAATCCGTACCAGGTGCGTCATCGTCTCCTGTAACATCCGGGCGCGCTCGAATTCACGGCTCGTCTGGGGCACGATTTCCGCATGGGTTTTGTAGTAGGTGCCCCAGGTTGTCGAACGCTCCCCGTAGTCGCCGGTCGCGCCCTCGGTCGGCTGCTGAATCACGATGTTGTGCCGCAATCGGCCCGCGCGAATCATGCGTAAAATGTCCTCACCTTGTAGGGTGTCAGCAGGGCGTTGACCGTATCGGGAATCGTGGTGACGATCGTCCCCGACAGGATGTGCTCGCGGTTCTCGTTCCAGCTCCCCACCAGCAACTTGATCGCGTGCTTGAGTTGATAGGGCACCGCCGCGGCCGTGGCGTACCCGGCGACCAGCCGCACGATCACCGCGTCGGGGTGCAGCCGTACATCGGTCGGCCAGTTCTGGTTGTACTTCCGCCGCACAATCCCCACGCCGTTATCCTCACCCAGCTCGTAGACGGTCGCCGCACACGTCTGGGTGTCGCCGTCGGGGTCGAGGTACGTGACGCTCGTGACACTTGAGGTCGGCGGCAGACGCAGGACAAGCGGGTCGGCGAAGCAGTCGAAGTACTGATCCCACGTCTGCAAGCAGATCGCGCGGCGGGTGATCGTCTCGACCCGCTGCCTGGCCGCCATGCCCAAGGCGGCCAGGTCCCTCGTCGTATCGGCGTCGGCCTCAGTGATCCGGCAATGGCTTTTGAGTTCCTCACCCGATACCGGCTCGACCGTGGCGGCCGTCTGGATTGTCATCTTGGCCATTACTCACCTGCATTGCGCGATCGTCCTCGTTACAGTTGCGTTCTCCACCAGGACAGTCCCGAGGTGAACGTGTCGCCGACCAGGCTGGACACGACCTGCACGCTGATGCCGTGGTTCGGCGGAACGACCAGGCGACCGTTGCACTCCCATTCGGCAATACCTTGCGGCGTGATGCCGGTCTCGGAAATCGACCCCTCGCGACCGCACGGGAACCATCCGTCGTCGAGCACGGTTGCCGCCACGTCCACAACGACGGTGCTGTTATTTGGCTCGCGACCGTCGCCGGTCCCGCGGAGCGTGGTGATGTCGTTCGTCGGCTTGGTCATCTCCAGGTGGAGGCAATACCACATGCCGAAAAAGTCCTTAACCGCCGTGCTGACCAGGTTGTGGGTGAAGATCCGGTCGATCACCAGGCTCTTGCCGCCGTGGTTCTCACCGTTCCACACCGTGATCGCTGAGACGGTGTCCGGCCGGATGACCACGGCCGCCGTGGCGGTGGTCTGAATCGCGCTCTCATGCTCGCCGGCCATCCGTGCGAGGCCGAGCGGGCCCTGGGTATTGAGCAACTCTTGCAGCAACTCGTCGGTCTGCGTACTCATCGCGTTTTCTCCTCGTGCCCTCGTTGTCGGGCATCACTAGGAAACCTCTTCCTCCCACAGATGCTCCTCGTGACCACGATGAGTGGCCGCGAGTTGTGCGAGTATCTGCTGATTCAAGTCGATTAGTTGCGCGAGCAGCGGTTCGATCGTCTGATCTTGCCGCACCCACGGCCAGGAGCCGGTCCAGATGTACCGCGCCCCCGTATCGGTTTCGGTGAACGTCGAGCCGACCCGCGGCAGTTGCAGGGGCTCGCCGACTGCCGCCCGGTCGTGCCCGGGCTTGGTGTCGGTGGACAAGCCGCGGAACCGCGTGATCGCACCCTCGGAGGTGTATGCCATAGCTAGCTCCTGTTAGGTTGCCAAGGCGCCGGCGACGCCGCCTTCCTCCGCGTACTCATTCGCCGCCAGGTTGCCACCGTGGACACAGTAGCCGCCGTCGATCGAGGTCAGGCAATCGCCGTCGTCGCCAAGATAGATCAGGTTATTGCAGATCCATCCCGTCGAGTTGCCATAAAGGTCGATGGCCCCGGCCAGGTCGGTGCCGGCCGTGGTATGGTTGGCAATCCGGTTGTTGGAAATGTCGACGCCCAGACAGGCCGCGGTAGTGGCCGAGATTGCCGACACACTGAACAGCCCGTTGATATTGTTGTTCGTGATGACCGCTCGGTTGACCGCCCCCACAATCTCGATGCACTCCGTCGCCTGGGTGACGCCGTCGAACGTGCAGCCGTCGATCAGCAGATCATCGGCAGCGTTGGTCGTCAGGATACAGATCAAGAAGTTCTCGGCGGTCGTGTTCTCCAGAAATTGACAACCGCGGAATTCAACGCCGGCGCCAGTCACGTTGAAGCCCTTGGCAACGTCCGCATGACCCGATGAGAACGCGATGTTCTGGAACACCACATCGGCAGCCGTCACGCTGACATAGGTGTCGGCGAAGCCGTCGATGAGGATCTGCGGCTTGAGCGTCTGCCCGCCAAGCCCGATGTTCTTGAGCCCCGCGAGTGCAAACGTTAGGGCCGCCGCGCCGGTCACGCCAATGGTTTCGGTGTGGCCCGGCATGAGGAAGATCGTGTCGCCGGCAGCGGCGGCGGTGCCTTGGGCGTATGCCCACGTCGCAAACGGCTTGTCGGGATTCGAGCCGAACCCGGCCGTGTCGCTTGCACCGGTGACGGTTGATCCTACCCACCAGATGTCGCCGGTGGGGAAGACCTCTCGGTCGAGGATCGAGAACAGCCCGCCGGGCTGGTTTCGTGCGAAGAGTTTCGTGTCCATCTCGGGGTTACTCCTTTGTTAGCGATGGCCGAAAGTAAGTGCCGCTAGGCAGCCCACTGCCAAGCGTGCATGTAGTACAGGAGGGCCGCGTTGGCAGCCGTCTCCCTTGTGATCAGTGCGAAATATGCACACAGCGTCGACGTGGTTGCCACGCCCAACGCCTGCGTGCCGACGTGAACGAAGTCCACGTAGAACTTGCAGTTCCCGGCCGGGTCGATCTCGACCCTGTAGTCGTGCGTCTCGTCGTCGACCGGCGCCGTCGCCTGTGCCGTGATGACCGTCCCGTCGGTGCCGCTGTTCACGGCCGCCGCCCGCAGGCTGTTCGTGGTGGCGTCCTTGTCCGTAAAGAACAGGGCACAGTCGGTCGCGTGGCTGGTCAGCGAGGCCGTGGCGAACGTGCAAGCGATCGTGTCGGCCGCCTCGGTAATCGCGTCGGAGAAGCCGAAGTTGTGGGCCGACTGGTCGACGTCGGCCAGGTTGTAGCGGGCCTCGGCCGTCAATCCCTTAGAGGGATCGAAAATCAGCAACGAGGTGAAGTCGTGGTCGTCGTCGTTGGCCGCGCCCGTGGTAATCGTGCAGAGCCTCACTCCGGACACCGGGGCGATCACCGACGTCGAACTGTTCACCGCCGAGTCGGTGTACATCTCGTTGACGCCGTTGAAGAAGTTTAGTATCTTCGGCCCGGCGGTTATCACGTCTACCGTGCGCCCCGTCACGCTGTCGTAGTACAGCAGGTAGCCGTGTTCCGATCGCGTCAAAATCGCCATGGATTGCTCCTTATGCGGCCAGTCCGCGCCACCCTGCCGGCGGCGCGGACTGGGATCGCGGATCGGCGCTAGTCGGTGATCGCCGCCAGCGGCGTCGCCTGCGGATAGCGTGGCAGGAGATAGAACTGACCGGCCACGAAGTTAGTTGCCTGCCCGCTGTTGGATACCGTGAAACCGATCACGTCGTAGGTTGCCCCCTGGGCCGCACATTGCGACGGGTCGATCTTGATGATGACCTGCTTCTTCTTGGCGTCATCCGTGACCGTCATCGAAGTGGCCGCCGTCTGTGCCACAAGCGTATCACTGGTCGCGGTGTCTTCGTTTTCCCACCACTCGGCAGAAAACGTGATGGACGCCGCCCCCGTGGGTGCGACCGCCGTAGCGACTTGGGGTTGAATCACCGTCGCGTGTCCGACGGCCTGAGTGAACTGCAACACGATGTAGGCCATCTGTGCGTTCTTGAGGGATACGTAATCACTCGTGAAGCCGCCATTGCTGGTCACGCAACCAGCCGTGGCGTCGACGATCTTCCATTGTTCCGGCAGTGCAGAAGGTAAGGACATGGTATCGATACTCCTTTCTTAATCGCGGCTTGCCAGGGCTACAAACGGGGACACCGTGTCGCTGGTGCCCTTGAACGGCGTCAACGCCGCCGCCTGCGCAGGCTGGCCGTCACAGCGATACACAAAACGAAAAACGGTCTGGTCGGTCGTAAACTGAACATGGATCGAGCTGGCCGACTCGGGCGTCCCCTTGTCACAAAACAGGTATTGGCTCAGGTCGGCGAAGAGAATGTCTCCGACCGTCCCCACGCTTTCGCACTGCTCGATAGGCACGACGGGTCGGCCCATCAGCGTGCCGTAAGGCGACTGGCTCAGCCCACCAGGCGGGAGCCAAGTTGGCACGCCTCCGGTACCGACGGTCAGGGTCATGCCGAAGAGCGCCGGATAGCAGTTCTGGTTAATCAGCCACACCGCATTGCCGACGCTGGTGGGCTTCATCCGCGAATACATCTTCTCGATGTTTTCAGTGACGATCGTGTCCGCGGCCTGGTTGTTTTCCTTGGCCACGCTCACCAGGCAGCTCGCGTTCTTGATGCCCAACGGCATGCCGGCACCAGTTCCGCCGATGACGGCGTCCTGGATCTGGAAGGCGAACTCCTCGGCGAATGCCTGCCGGATCACCGCCTCCAAGGCCGCTGCGTCCTGCAACAGCTCGTCGGTCGCGTAACAGAGCCCGATCAGCTTCTTGACGTTCAGCTCGACCTGGCGGAACGTCGGCTTGGTGGGTGTCTTGGTGCCGGCCTCGTCCAGCCAATAGGCTTGCACGCCACCCCACCGGGAGCCGGCCGCGCGGTTCGTCTCGTCGATCGTGTTGATCTTGATGCCGTTGGCGTTGCCCGACAGGGGAATCCGCCGAACCCCGGGGAAGCCGGGCCCGCCGTTCAGGGCGATGCTGTTGGTATACGCCTCGACGATCAGCTCGTTGGCCCAATCGGTGGCCACCAGGAAACCGCCCTCGCTGGGGATGCCCTCGCTCAGGCCAGTTGCCGCCATGGGGCTCAGGCGATCGTCGAGCGGGGCACCACGCCGACGGTCGGAAATCGCGACCGCCTGGAGAAACTTGCCAAAGGCGTACGGGCCGTCGAAGCGGGGTTGCTGACTGCCGGCCGCGTCGGGCGTTCCGCCTGCCGCCGGGGTCAGCTTGGCCGGAGGCGTGACCTGCGGCTGCACCGTGTCGCCCCAGGCATCCAACGCGGAGAGCCGCGCCGCCTGGGCATCGCGTGCCTGAATCGCTTCGATGTCTGCCTTGACCGCGTCGGACTTGTCGAGCAGGTCGGTCGCCGCAGCGAACTCCTCCTCAGTCAGTTGGCGGTCTTCGGTCTTGGCCGCGGCGTGAATCGCCGTGGCCTCGTCCTGCAGGCGACCGAACTCGGCCTGCAAGGTTGTGAGTTTGCTCATCGTGCTCCCTTTCCGCCGCCGGGAAGCACGTCAAGAAAGAAAGCCGGACGCGGGGCATCCCGACGGGCTTTCTTTTCGTGAAAGAAAAACCTGTCGATGACGCTCCGCGCCCGGCTTTGCGAGTCGCGTAAGTCGCCGTCACACGCCGCTGGTGTGGAAACTCTGCCCACACTCGGGCGTCGTGCCGGTTGATTTGTCAGTCCACATTCTACCACGACGGCAGAACGGGAAAAAGGTTATTCCGTTATAAGCACAAGCGGCCGTCGGGCCGTCGGGCGTTTGATCACACCAGCCGCTTCCAGGGCCACCAGGTGCCCACAGACGGCCGGCTGACTGATACCGCAGTGTTTGGCAATCTCATGCTCGGATGGGCTGTAGCCCAGCGTCTCCCAGTATTCGCGGGCATAGGCGAGGATCTCGGCTTGGCGGTCGGTTATCATGTCATCCTCAGCCGTTGCCCGAGCTGTTGGGCCCGTGGCACGCCCCGCTTGGCCGGCGCCGGCTTGACCATCCCGGCAATCACCTGGTCGAGCGTGGCGATCCCGTCGATCATGCCCTCGGCCTCGGCGTCGGCGGCCATCACCATTCGGCCCTCGCCGAACCCGGCCCGGACCTTGGCGGCGGTAACCCCCCGGCCCTTGGCGAGGTCGGCCACGAACATATCATAATAGGCGTCGACGTGTTTCTTCCCGGCTGCAATCGCCTCGTCGCCCATCGGCTGTTCCCACAACTCGGACTTGTACTTTCCTGCCGATATGATAATCAGCTTGATGCCCTCCTTCGCCATGGCCTCCGTGTCATCCTCAAAGATTGCCAGCACGCCGACGCTGCCGACCTCGGCTGACGGCGTGGCGTAGAAGTGCTCGGCCTGCGAACCGAGCCAGAATGCCCCGGATGCCGCCGTGTGATTAGCCACGGCAACGACCGGCTTGACGGCCCTGGCTTGGCGGATCTTCTCGGCCAGCTCGGGCGTGCCCGAGACCGTACCGCCGGGGCTGTCAATGTCCAGGACGATCCCGCCGACCGCCTCGTTGGCTGCCATCTCGTCGACCGCGACCCCCAGGGCATCCATCCCCGTGCCGCCGAACAGCAGGCCCAGCAGCCCCTCCGGCCCCCGCGGGCTCAGCACGCCGGTGACGGGGATCACGGCGATGCTGCCCGCTACCCTCGGCAGCCTCGGCTTGCGTGCCGCCGCCACAACGCTGGCGTCGACAACGCATCCCATCTGAACGGCCATCTCGCGGAGGAAGTCCGGCGTGATCGCCAGCACCGGACCCAGCGCAGTACGTATCGCGTTGAGGTTCATTGTCAATCCTTTCCATTGTCAAAAAGATCGGCCACCAGTCCGGCGGCCAACGTAGCCGCCTTGGTCGCCTGCCATTGCGTCAGTTCAATCGAAAGATACGCCGGGTTCGTGGCCAGCAGCTCCCGCAGACTGGCCAGCGAGGTTCCAGCGTATTGTTCGGCCCTGGTCTGGGTGATGTCCCCAGCATGTCGCCCGGTCAGCGTGCTTGCGGCGGCACAGATCGGCCGCCAGGCGGCCGCGGCGTATTGACACTGGCCGCCATAGAACGAATCGAGCCAGACACCGAACGCAGCGGCCTTGCCGTCGTACCGCTTCGCCGCCGCCGCTACGGCCTTGCATTCCTTGGTCACGATCCGCTGCGACGCCTCGGTGGCCAGCGCCACCAACGTCGCCCGCTGCCGTGCCGTCTCGTCATCATCATCGTCGCCGTCATCGCGCTGCGGCGGGAACGGCCGGGCCACGGGGATCGGTGCCGGCGGCTTCACGGCCTGCTCCAGCGGAATCAAGTCCTTGGTGACGAACCGCACGTCGCCCGCGGGCCCGATCCCGTTCCGATCCTCCAGCCGCAGCCAATCGTTGACCGACAGGCCGCAGCGGAGCATCTTCTGATAATACGTGGAGCGTGCGGCCAGATCGCCACGGACGAGTCCTTCGAGGTTGTGTTTGAGGTAGTATGGTGTGCCTCCAAGGAACTTCGCGCCGACGGCCTGTTCCAACCGCACGCACCACGGAACCAGGGAATCCGTCCTCCAATCCATGTTTTTCTGTTCGACGTTGCTGAACGTCGACCGGGTATCGTCGTGTATCTTCGACGGGGGCACGTCGAAGATCCCGCAAATCTCGACACGCTGGAACTGCCGGCTTTCGAGAAACTGCGCGTCTTTCAACGGCATCCCGATTGTGGTCGCCTCCGTCCCCTCTTCCAGCAGCGCCGTCCGGTAGCTCTTGCCCGGCGTCATAAAGTCTTCGTTCCACTTGGCGAGCACCTCGCGGGCAGCGTCCTCGCTCAACTCGGGCGCATCGACTGGCCGCTTCAGCACCACGCCGGGGATCGCCGAGTTGCCGTAAAAGCTGGCCCCGTGCTTCGTGGCCGCCATGCCCATGGCCACCGTCGTCCGCTGGTAGCCGATCACCGAGAACCCGACGATACCGTTCAGCGACAGCCCGGGGACATGCAACACCTGGGCCGGGGTCAGCATCCTGTCCGGATCTGACTGGGGCCTGTATTCGTATTCCAGCTTCCGCGTCTCGCGCGACCGAACCGGGTGCATGTAACGGCTGTAGAGTGGGATCAGGCCGGCGGGGCGGCCACGGTTTGTCGTCAGGGTTTCCGCGTAACCGTTCCCCCATAGCATGAGGTTCGCCAGTATCGCCTCGCGTCCAGCCAGGGCCAGCGTCTCTTCGTTGAACCGCACGGTCCAGACCTCGTTCAGCCAATGCTCGGGCCGCTCGATTCGCTGGTCGCCGCGGCGTTCGTAGACGCGGGCCGGCAGCGTGGCCAGCGTCTTGGCCAGCTTGTTGACACAGGCAAACACAGTGGCATACGTCAGCGAGCTGTCTTCGTTCACTGCCACGCCCGCCACGGTCGGCCCGGCACGCGGCGTATACCAGTAGTCGTGATCCGGCGGATAACTCGCCCGTGTCGATGCCATCGCCTCGATTGTCGCGAACATGCTTACCCCTTCCGCTTCCGGTTCCGTGTATGGTTTCCGCCTGCCCGGACGAGGCCGGCGATCAGCGGGTCAAGTACGAACACACCGCCCAGCACGATCAGGCACAGTGACGGGCTGATCCACCAGCAGCCGACGCCCACCGCCGCCAGTCCTGCCGAGGGCATCACATAACGCCGCCAGCGCCCGGCTGTTTTCGCAGCGGTGCCGGTTTCCAGCGCCGACAGCACCATGGCAAGCTGTTGGACGAACGCCCGGTCCTGTTCGGCCTGCTGGGCAATCCGGTCCAGCGCCCGCTGTACGACCGGGTCGATCTCGGTCTGCAAGTCCAGCGGTCTGTCGGTTAGTTCTTGCATCGTATGCTTTCCAGTGTTCTCGCTAACTGCTCCTTTTCCGCCAAGGCCGTATCCAAAACGCCGATAACATGCAGCAACACGTCAGGCGTCCAGTCACCCTCCAGGAACCGACACACCAGGCACTCGTCGTCGCCCGGGTTGCACAGCAGCACCGTCGATTTCCACATCGGTTCGTTCATCCCACCACCAGCCCCCTCGTTTCGTAGACCGACCGCCGCTTGACCGGCGCCTGCATGGCCATACCGACCGACATAATGGCCGCCACCATGCCGTCGATCTTCTCCCAGGAGTGCTCCTTGTCCGGGCGGATGTTGTCCGAGGCGTCCTTCTTGGCGGCCAGGTTATTGGCGTTCCACCGCAGCACGGGGTTGCCGCCGTGGCACAGCTCGCCACCCAGCACCAGCCGCATGACGTGCTTCATCGGCTCGTTCATCGAGTTGAACCCCTGCCGGAACTCGACGCACTCGAAGCCGTCCTCGTCGTGCAACTGCTGGCTGATCGTCGAGGCGTTCCACGAGTCATAGGCGATCGCCTGAATCTTGTACTGCTTCCCCAGCTCGTTAATCCGGTGGCGAATATGCGAATAGACAATCCGGTTGCCCGGCGTCAGTTCCAGCAGCCCCGCCTTGGCCCACGTCAGGTACGGCTGCCGTTCCTTCCGCTGCCTCACCCCAGCCGTTTCTTCCGGACACCAGAACCAGGGCAGTAGGTGAAACTGCTCGCCCACCTTGAAGCACAGCACAAACGCCGCCATGTCGCTCACCGTTGCCAGGTCGAGTCCGCCCCAGCACGGCTGACCCAGCAACGCCTTGGCATCCACCGGCGTGTCGCACGCATCCCACGCCGCCATGGGCATCCAGCGGAACGCCTGCTCCGTGCGGAGGTTCAGGTGCAGCCGCTTGAACTCGTTCTCGAACTCCGGCTCCTCCTGCGCCCGCTGGCACTCGCGGGCCAGAGCTTCCTCCGAGATACTGACACCCAGGTTCGGATTCGCCTTTCGCCACACCTCGGGATCGGTCCAATCATCCGCTCGGTCGGCCTCGTAGATCACGGGAAGGAACGCGGGGTCGTGGCCCGGCTTATTGGGGTCGCCGCCGTTGTCCCGGACCGAGCTGGCGTAGTCGTGCTTCGTGTTGCATATCGAACCCTCGCGCTCGTAGTCGCTCGTTGTGAGGTGAATCAATAGCGGCTGCGGCTTGGATAGCTGCGATGTCGCCAGGGCATCGGTCAGTGCCCGGGTCCGCTGCGTGTGCAGTTCATCGTTGACGACCAGGTGTGCGTTGTACCCGTGCTTACTCCCTGCCTCGGCACTCAGCGCACGATAATGGGCGCCCCGTATCGGATGCCCCACGTTGATATCGCTTCTCTGCACGGTCGCATGGGCAGCCAGGTCGGCGTTGTGTCCTATCATCCCGGACACGACATGGAAGCACAGCCTCGCCTGATCCCGCTCACTTGCCGATGAGTAACATTGCGCACCACGCTCCCCATCCATGTACATCACCAGCACAACCAGAGCGGCGGCCAGCAGCGTCTTCCCATTCTTACGGGGGATGAAGATCAGACACTCGCGATACCGCCGCATACCATCCGGCCGGAGCCATCCCCATAGGTTGGCTACGATTGCCCTCTGCCAGGGCTCAAGCAGCATGGGTTGTCCGCCGTGGCCCCTATGCCAGTCTGTGACGTGGGAGCAGTACCGCTCGATGAATGCCACGGCCGAAGCCGCCTTCTCCTCGTCGAACACGCAATCCCCGGCCTGCGCAAACGGATCGTAGCCGGGTATACCCGTTCGCACCAGCCGTTGCAGTTCGTAGTCAAGCGTAGCCGTTGCCACGTCATTCCGCACGCCCTCCAGCCGGGCGGTTCCAGCGTTACATTCTAGCGGGCAGGCCGGCCGCTGGGTGCCGGCTTTTCAGTCGCTAAACCTAGCCCGCTGTTTTCTCTTCGGAATCGTCATCCTCAAAGATGGCAGCTATCGCATCCCCTATCGTCTTGGCACCGATCCTGTCCAGGCGATCAATCACGTCCTGAATTGGCGTTACCAGCACCGCCTTGACGCCCTCCGTGTCTCTCGCGTTACGCGGCTTCCCCTCCCAGCACATCGTTATCATCGCTCACCCCATTCCTGCGGTTACTGATCCGTCGGCGGCCACGCCTTCCGGTCTGCCTTTGCCTGCTCCCAGGCGTCGGCAAACACCTCGGTGCTGGTTCCCAATGGAATGAACATCCAGCCGGCTGGTGTGCCACTTGGGTCGGCCCCAACGCGCACACCCAAGCCCTCGCCCATCGTCGCCATGCCGCCGTGTTCCGCAAGATATTCTCGGTATGTTTGTCTCGCACCCACTATCGACCCCTTGTCCAGCTCACCCCACGATGTTGAATTTGTCCTGCTTGCTATCCTCCGCCGGCACCACCAGCCCCAGCCGGGCACGGGCCAGGGGCGTCAACCCGAGTTCCGATTCCAGCTTGTCCATCCGGCTCGACAACATCTGCTCGGCGGTTGCGAATGCCGTGATGTACGGTTGGCCCGTCTTCTTTGACACGCTGACTGCCTGGCCACCCAGCTTCGCCAGCATCTCGGCGACCCCTTGATACCGCGACCACGTCAAGCAGTACCGCGCGATCACAGGCCCGTCCGTACGGGACAGCAGCCCGAGCGACTCCAGGTCCGAGCACACCTGCCCCCACGCCGCGGCCGCCAACGGATCCGCTTCCACGATCGACGGACACGCGGGCTGCCCGGGCAGACCCGCCGGCCCCACGCTTCCTGGCCGCCGGCCCGGATTCCCGGCCGCCTCATTCGCCGATCTGCTCTTTGGCAACGGTCCTGGCATCCCCTTCTCCTTGTCCTTAGGCTACCCCCCCCGCCA